TAGGACACCCAGTAATTAAGGGTAGCCACATAAACAACTTACAGATTACACTTATCAATGGTGCAACTATATCATTGAAAGGTGCTGACAGACCAGAGACTATGCGTGGTGTGTCACTAAAGTTTCTAGTAATGGATGAGTACGCAGACATGAAGTCTAGCGTCTGGGAGCAAATCCTAAGACCAGCGTTGGCTGACCAAAAAGGTACAGCTTTATTTATTGGTACGCCTATGGGACGTAACCATTTTTATGACTTGTACAAATACGCAGAACTAAAAGAAGATAACGAGTACGAGTGTTGGCATTTTACTTCCTACGATAATCCGTTACTAGACCCTAAAGAAATAGATGCAGCTAAGAAGTCAATGTCTAGCTTTGCATTTAGACAGGAGTTTATGGCTTCCTTTGAAGCGCAAGGCTCTGAGATATTTAAGGAAGATTGGGTTGTATTTGATAATAATGAGCCTAATGTTGGAGACTACTATGTAGCTATTGATATGGCTGGTTTTGAGCAAGAGGGCACTAGGAATAAAAAATCAAGATTAGATAATACAGCAATATCAATAGTAAAAGTAAATGAGTTTGGTTGGTGGGTAAAAGAAATAGTATATGGTCGTTGGACATTTGAAGAAACAGCAAACAAAATATTTGAAGTAGTAGAAGAATACGAACCAATGGCAGTAGGCATTGAGAAAGGTATTGCAAGGCAAGCTATTGTATCACCACTTACTGACCTCATGAAAAGATACAATAGATATTTTAGAATTGAAGAATTAACACACGGAAACAAAAAGAAAACGGATAGAATTGTAGCTGCTTTACAGGGTAGGTTTGAACACGGAGCTATAAAACTCAATACAGGTGACTGGAACTTAGAATTTTTAGATGAGTTGTTTCAGTTTCCAAACAAACAAGTACATGATGATTTGATAGATTCTTTAGCTTATATAGACCAGTTAAGTAATATTACATATCACTATGATTATGAACAACAAGATTTTGAACCTCTTGACGAAATAGCAGGATATTAAATATGTATCAAAATGACGATGATTATCAAGCAAATCCAAGAATAGAAAACTGGATTATGCACAAATGCAATACTTGGCGTGACCACTATGAATCAAATTACTCAGAGCGTTTTGATGAGTATTACCGCATATGGCGTGGTATTTGGAACAAGTCTGATGTTATGCGAGATTCAGAGCGTTCTAAGATTATATCACCAGCAACACAGCAAGCAGTGGAATCTGCCGTTGCAGAGGTAGAAGAAGCTACATTTGGTCGTGGTAAGTTTTTTGATATTAAGGATGATGAAGCAGATATTAGACCACAAGATATACAGTTAATAAGAAAACAATTAGAAGAAGATATGCACTTAACAAAAGCTAGAAGTAACATAGCTGAGTGTGTCTTAAATTCTGCTGTATTTGGTACAGGTATTGGTGAGTTGGTCATGGAAGAAATGACTGAGTTTGTACCTGCTACTAGATTTTCAGAAGAAGTTGGTGTAGAGATTATTGGAACTGAAGAACGTGAAAGGTTTGTTGTAAAACTAAACCCAGTAATGCCACAAAACTTTTTGATTGACCCCCTAGCTACAAATATAGAAGATGCTTTGGGCGTTGCTATTGACCAAATGATTCCTCTACATCAAGTACAGCAAAATATTGATGACGGCATATATAGAGATGTGCAAGTGCCTCTTTCTGCTTATGAACCTGACTTGTTAGATGCTAGTGATGAGTTGTCTATTTACAATCAAGATATGGTTCGTCTAACTAAGTACTACGGTCTTGTTCCAAAAGACTTGTTTGATATGGAAATGGCTACACAACAAGAAGATGAAGAACAAGAAGAACAAGAAGAACAAAATGATAATGTAGTAGATATTTTTGGTGGTGACGAACAACAAGAAGAAGCAGAAAGCTATGTAGAAGCTATCGTAATTATTGCAAATGGTGGCACTATATTAAAGATAGAAGAAAATCCTTACATGATGAAGGATAGACCTGTAGTTGCTTTTTCTTGGGATAGAGTACCCAGTCGTTTTTGGGGTCGTGGAATCTGTGAGAAAGCGTATAACAGTCAGAAAGCACTAGACACAGAGCTACGGGCACGTATTGATGCTTTGGCTCTTACAGTGCATCCTATGATGGCTATGGATGCTTCCCGTTTGCCGAGAGGTGCTAAGTTCAATGTAAGAGCTGGTAAGACTATTCTTACTAATGGTAATCCTGCTGAAATATTACAACCACTTAACTTTGGTCAGGTAAATCAGATTACATTTACTCAAGCAGCAGAACTACAAAAGATGGTGCAAACATCTACTGGTGCTATTGATGCTGCTGGAATTCCCGGTTCTATTAATGGTGAAGCAACAGCAGCAGGCATCTCAATGTCTCTTGGTGCAATTATCAAACGACATAAGCGTACATTGCTAAACTTCCAAGAAAACTTTTTGATTCCTTTTGTTAAAAAGTCAGCTTGTCGTTATATGCAATATAGCCCTGAATTATATCCTGCTCAAGACTTTAAGTTTGTGGCTAGTAGCTCACTAGGAATTATTGCTAGAGAGTACGAAGTAACACAGCTAGTACAATTACTACAAACAATGTCTCCTGATTCTCCAATGTATCCATTGTTAATTGAATCTATTGTAGACAATATGAGCCTGTCTAATCGTGAAGAAATTATCACTAACATGCGTCAGTCTCAACAACCAGACCCACAACAGCAACAACTAGAGCAAGCTGGTTTACAGATACAGTTAGAGCAAGCACAGGCAACCCTTGCAAACTTACGCGCTCAAACAGCAGAGATTGTATCAAGAGTACAACAGAATCAGGTAGAAACTCAATTATTACCTGTTGAAGAAGAAACTAGACGTATTGCTGCTCTTGCTAAATCTGTTGGTATGGATGAGTTTGAACGCCTGATTGAAGTTGCTAAGTTAGAGTTAAAGCAAAAAGAAATTGAATCTAATGAGGACATAGTAGCACTACAAATGCAACAATAAAATAATACTTGACTTTTTTAGTAAAGTATGATATAATATTAATATACCACATAGTAAGGAGAATGTCAACACTATGACACCTGAAACTCAAAAATACTACGAAGATTATGCTGATTTATTTCTTACTGATGGTTGGAAAGCCTTTCAAGAAGACATACAAGCAGCAACCTCAACAATAAATATAATGTCTATGGCAGACGCTAGAGACTTGCATATATCGCAAGGAAAACTAGATGTCTTTCAAAGACTATTATCTTGGCAGAACTCAATCGAGACTGCCTACGAAGAACTTCTTAAACAAGAAGAAGAAGAACGGGGTGCAGTCAATGATTCTCTATGATTTCACCTGCCCCAACAACCACACAACTGAGCACTTAGTTTCTAGCGATACGCAAGAAGTAACTTGTCCTGAGTGTGGTCAACCAGCAAAACGAGTAATAACTGGAACGTCTTTTAAACTTGAAGGTACTAGTGGGGACTTTCCTACTGCGGCTGACAAGTGGGCTAAAAGACATGAAAAGGAGTCTCGTTTACGTTAATCCATAATACTTAAAAGTACGGAGTAATTATTAAAATGACAAAACTAATAGAACCCCTTGGAAAACAATCTGAAATAGATTTTGGTACTGAGCCTGACGAACAGGACAATCAAGAACAAAATCAAAAAGCTGAGTCTAGTTTACCTGAAAAATATCAAGGTAAGAGCATTGAAGAAATAGTAAAAATGCACCAAGAAGCTGAAAAGTTATTGGGTAGACAAAGTTCTGAAGTAGGAGAGCTACGAACAGTAGTTGATGATTTTATCAAGGCTAAGTCTGAAGAAATCAATACAAGCCCAAACCAAAAACAATCAGACCCAGAAGTAGATTTTTATACAGACCCAGACAAGGCTGTTAAAGAAGTTGTTTCTAAGAGTGATGACATTAAAGAGTTAAAAGAGTTTGCACAACAAACAAAACAGCAACAAATTTTAGCTCAGATTAATGCTAAATATCCTGATTTACCTGAGATTATTAAAGACCCTGCATTTGCAGAGTGGGTAACAGCTTCCAATATCCGTAAGGAGCTTTTTCAAAGAGCAGAACAAAAGTTTGACTTTGATGCTGCTGATGAGCTTTTGAGTACATGGAAAGAACGACAAGAAGTTGTTTCTAAAACTCAAGATATGCAGGAGCAGGATAAAAAGAAACAACGTAAAGCAGCATCAACTGGTAATGTAAGAGGTTCAGGTGAACCTGCATCTCGTAAAATCTATAAACGTGCTGATATAGTCAATTTAATGATTAAAGACCCAGAACGCTATAAGGCTAACATTGATGAATTTGATAAGGCTTATAGAGAGGGAAGGGTTAAATAACTTAATACTTTTATCTATAGGAGATATATAAAATGGCAACTTTTGACGCTGCAAATGCACAAGGCGTTACCGAAGTAGCTGCGTTTATACCTGAAATTTGGTCAGACGAAATTCAGGCTGCGTTTAAGTCTAACTTGGTAGTCGCTAACTTAGTAAAAAACATGAACCACATTGGTAAGAAAGGTGATACTATTCACATTCCTAAGCCTGTCCGTGGTTCTGCAACTGCTAAAACTAGTGGTTCATCTGTAACTCTAATCAACGACACAGCTACAGACTTTTCTGTTAGCATCGACAAGCACTTCGAGTACTCACGTTTAATTGATGATATTGCTGAAGTACAGGCTCTACCATCATTACGTTCTTTCTACACAGAAGATGCTGGTTATGCACTAGCTCGCCAGATTGATACTGACATTAATGCGCTAGCTCAGTCTCTATCACAGAGCAAGTACATGGATGCTACTACAAACCTAACTAACTATGCAGCAGACACAGTAGTACCTGCTGACGTATTTAGTGACACAGGTTTCCGCGAAGCTATTCAACTTTTAGATGATGCTGATGTACCTATGGACAACCGCTTCTTAGTTGTACCACCTTCAGTTAAGAAGGACATTCTTGGTGAAAACCGTTTCAACTCATCTGACTTCATAAGTGGTCGTCCAGTTGAGAATGGTTTACTAGGTGACATCTATGGTGTTAAGATTTACATCTCTACTAACCTCAAAGAGAAAGAGACTGCTTCTGCTAACAGTGCTGGTGGTCGTTTGGTTAGTGGTATTCTTGGACATCGTGATGCTTTCATCTTAGCTACTCAAATGGATGTACGTGTACAGACACAATACCAACAGCAATTCCTTGCTGACCTAATGACTGCTGATTGCCTATACGGAGTTGCAGAACTTCGTGATGGCGCAGCTATCGAATTGGTATTTAACTCTGACGCTACTCCAAGCACAGCAGCACCATAATACTACTTTAGTATATAGGGGGTGGGAAACTGCCCCCTTTTTAATATAGAGGAATAAACTATGGCAGTAATTGACCCATTCAAAACTTCTACATTTAGTGCTACTGGTGCAAATGAAGATGCACAAAGTGATACTTTATTTGTAGACGGTACAACTATTAGTGGATACACAGGTGTTCCACCAACTTGTCGTGCAGTATATGTAGGCGGTGCAGGTGACTTAAAAGTAGATATGGCTGACGGCTCTACTGTTACTTTGGAAGGTGTCCTTGCTGGTTCTATACTTCCTATTCAAGTAAGAAAAATATACGCAACAGGTACTTCAGCTACAAATATACACGCATTGTTCTAAGAAGGAGCAGTCATGCAAATTAATCTTGGAACATCATTATCTGG